TTTAGATGCGTAAGCTGAATCATGTCAGCAAAACCAGTTATTCTTTTTACTAGCGACTCAATTTTACCATGATACATCCTAGGCGCTACAATAGAGTAAGGCATTTTGACTTTAGTAAAGTCACTTTTTGGCCTCATCATGTTTTTAGACATTTCCCACTTTATAAGCTTGCTTGTGCCTAGTATCATAGCTCCATCGTACAAAGTTTCTATAGATCTTTGAAGCTTAGAGTAATCCTGCGCGTCGCTTGGTGGATTAAAAGTATCGTCTTTTTCAATCAACTTATCTGCACCTGTTCCAGTTTCTTTAACTTTATAGACTTCGTTCATGTAAGTCTTATAGTGAAAGTAAAGTACTTGAATTTTGTTTTGATCTTCTTTGTCAGTAGAATATCTGCTGTTGTTATTGTTTTTACTATAAGAAGAGCTAGATCTTATCTCTTGTAATTCTTCAGCATTAAGATGTGGAAATTGCTTTGCTAATTCGTTTATAGGTATAGACTTAACTTCTCCAACGTAATATATGTCATCAAAATAAGGTGAGTCAGTGTAAGAATAAACTAAATTTGCAGGGTCAACATAATCTAAAGTTATTCCTTCTGATGTTGTAAATCCATTTTTAACAGCACCAATACCTAAAACAGTTAAATCGTAGTAGAATCTCTTTTTTATTAATTCATATTTATTTCCATCAAACAATACATTTAAAGCTTGCTCTTCTGCTAGCTCTACTGCTTGCTTGTAGTTCAGCTGCATGTGCAACTGTAACTCTTCCATTGTTTGAGGTAATATTTTTTCTTCGCTTTCTGTTAAATCAATACCAAAGTTAGCTGAGATAGTATCATTAAAATCTTTAAAATCCATGTCAGACATTATCTGCTCCATGTACTTTGTTCTCTTATCTACTCCGTTTTGAGACTGCGAGTAAGCTTTAATGTCGTAAGTTCTTTCAGCGATACCATTAACAACAATATCTACAAACTTTGGTATAACAGGTACAGGGCTCCAGTCTAAGTTTAAATAAGATAAATCACCATTAATAGATAATTCATCTTTGTATTTTTGTATAGACTGCTCTCCTCTTGCGTACAATCTTAACCTGTGAAAGTCGTTGCTGTTGTTTCTATATTTATTAGACATTTTGTCAGAGTAAAACCACTCTTGCTCTATAGCTTTACCGACTTTTAAGCCGTAGTCGTAGCTTAGCTTTTCAGCATCGCTTACAGTTTGACTTGGAAAATAACTCTTTATAACAGACTCTGCCATACTTTTATTTTATTATTTTAGATGTACCACCAGTGTTTGTGTACCGTGATATGTTTATGTTTAATTTTGGTTTTTGTACTTCAGCGTTTGGTCTATATAAATGTCTATTGCAAGCCATAACAGCTAGCCCTGAACTTATTGCAGCATCAAATTTTGTTCGTTTATTAATATCAAACTTACTCCACTCGTTTAACGTTTGGTTAAAATATACGTTACCATAATTGCCGTCACCTAAGTGACCAACGTGATTTTGTATATACATTTCTATAGCAGCTGCGTGAGCTTGCTTTATATCTTCACTAGAGTTTGGTATACCACCAACCTCTTTTTCTGCAACAGATAATTTATTCCAAACTTTGTCAGGTCTATTCATGCTAAAGCCTCTATAACCTCTACGTTTTAAATAGTAAAGTAATCTAGGCTTATTATTTTCTGCTAGTATTGGCATACCGTAAAACACTAATGCCATTAATACGTCTTCAAAAAATATTTCAGCGGTTTGTGGTCTTGCAATATACTCTAAGAACATATGATTAGGTGGCGCATCTTCCATGCTAAACTTAGTCAAGCCGTGCAAAGCACCTTTAGATCCTCTACCATCAACTGTCCCACTAATATCGTAGCTATCACATCCAAATGCACCCATGTGCTCATTACCTGGATATTTAACTCCGTTCTTTGTTATTACTTTATTCTGAAGGTTGTGAGGTGGCGTCCAACTAATATTGAATCTTCCTTTTGGATCAGGATAGAAAACTACCTTAGAATCCTTAACACCACTCTCCCATTGAAAATTACCCGTATTAACTGCAGAGCTATTTCTTATTCCTTCATTATAATCTATTTGTTCGTATATTTTAACTAAATTAAATATACTGTTTTTTGCTTCATCTCTGAAAGCGTGTTCTGTTGTTCTAGGAAACTGACGATAAAATTCGTTTAAACCATCTTGATCTCCTTTTAATCCTTCAGCTTCGTTTTCCCAGTGCTCAATGATACCTATATCAATCAGTTCACCATCTGGTCCGAATACATCATTATCTGGACTATCGAATACTGGTTGTCCGTATTGGTCAATAAATCCTTCGTAGTTCCACTCCATTGGGATAAACAAAGAATATAAACCAGACTTTGTTTGTCCATTTCTATTTCTGCTAGTAACGTCTGAATCATTGTAGAGTTTTTTAAAATTATCTCCTCCTTTATCTAAAGCATTTGATGTTGATCCCATCATACACTTACCAACTATTCTAGCACCTAACCTTAAGCATGTTTTTGTAACCCGCCAGTTGTTAAGTATGTTATCAGGTCTTTCCCACTTACCGCTTTCGTCGTGTACAAGCAAAGAAAGTTTTTCACCATCATAACTGTTATCACCAGTGTTCTTCCAGTCAATCGTGGTATCTAGACCTTTTATTTCTTCTAACCTTTCGTTTATCTCTATTTTTTTACGAGTAAACTTACTCGCTGGCACACGATATGCTAGCTCAGATTTAGGCCTGTCCATACCATCTTGTATTGGCTTAAAGAAAAAAGGATAGTTTATAGATATAGGTACAACCTTATCAGTAAACATCTTCTTTGCATCGGAACCGCTTTTAGATAGTATCCCATATCTACTATCACTTGATATTGTAGCTAAATTAACGGTCTCAGCTGAACTCATAAAAGAAAAGCCAGAACGCCTATTCTTAAGGTAACACATACCGTAGCATCGTTTATCAGCTTTACAAGCTTCCCAAAATATAAAAAATAATCTATTTGCTTCGCGAAAGTCAGGAGCACCAACGTCTATCTTGCTCCACTGAAGATACATATAGTGTGTACCTGTTATGAACGTAGGCGTTCCATTATTATTAAACCAAAAACCACTGCTACGCCTATCGAACTCTCGGTCGATGTAGTCGTGCCATTGTTCTTTTTGATCTTCCGGATACGCCTTCCAGTCAAATATTGTTTTAATCTTATCAAGTACTTTAGGCTTTTCAAGTTGTTTCCACTTTTTATCTTCATTACTATATACTTCTTTAGGAACTTTAGGCAAAGCTATATGAAGGTTTTCTATTTCATATATTTCGCCAATTTGACCGCTGTTAGAAAGCACAACAATATCATGCTCTTTATTGTAGCCATACTCCCACTTCTTGCCTTTGTTGAGTCTACTTATTGTAGTCTTTTTTATTGGCTCTACTATTTTGAATAAAGTCTGTTCGTGCATTATTTAGATCTACCTTCGGCAAAGCCTTTAAAAACTTTTTCTTTCTTTTCAATAACCTTACCTTCTAGTAAAGCTTCTTCTTCTTGTATACGGTTAAGTATTTCAAAAGCATCAAATATAGCTAGCTTTTTTGTAGCAGCAGCATTTTTAAGTCTATCCGCGGTAATATCATCATCTCCGTCAACAATAGCTTCTTTTGCAACTTTTATAAGTTCTTCAACTGCTCTATGCCCAGCTTGGATTATACTCTTCTTCGTCTCCTTGATATTCATATTTAATTGTAATAAAGTTTGACAATATTCTATATAGTCTTTCGCCTTCAACAACAAACTCATATTCGCTGCTTGGTCTAAAACCAACTAAATCACCTACGTCTACAGTTTTATCAGAATACTTTACGATACCAACTAAAGGTCTTTCTGAATCAGTATTAAACTGATCAACAGCTTTGACAGGCTTAACAAAGCAATAACCATTAGGCGCTTGCCATTTTTCTTTATTTTTATATAGAAATATTTGATCTGTAGATATTAGATACGTGTCTTCGTTAAAATAAGCCTTACTGTTTCTTTCTCTACCTTTTACGTCGTGCCATCGTCTAAAGACATTGTGGTGCACTATAACTTCATCGCCAGGCTTTATNTCAGTTTCACCTACTGTAGGCGTAGATATAACTCTAGCTATACGATTTACGTGTTGGTGGTTAAATACTTCAGTGTTTATTATTAACTCAGAGTCACCTACTTTTTTAGTGTTGTTGTATCTTTGTCCAACAGGTGTTACAACAAAGTTGTAAACGCTCTTCATTAGTATTGTAGATTATACTCTACAGAAACGGCCATGTTTTTATTGAAGTCTTTCCAAGGTAAAACATCATTGCCTTTTTTAATGTAAACAGAAAACTTATTTTCTTCTTCTATAATATCGCAAATAGTATGACCACCATACACTTCTTGCCCTACGGCATAGTGCATGGCGTCATTCTTATAGTCTTTGCCGATACTAATCTTTCTTATCAGCTTCGACATTTTCTCTTCTATTTATAGTTCCGTCTTGAATATTTATATCACCTGATCCATATTCTTTTTCAAGCTCTGCTTGCATTACATTAAGTTGCTCTTGAATATTAGCTACTTGGTGAAGCAAAGAGTGCTTCTTAGTTTCCATCATACCTAACTCTAGCTGAGCTCTATTTATTGCGTTTACAATATTTTGAACTTTTTGCAGCTGCTCATCTGTAATTTTTTCTGCCTTAGGTTTAAGGTCTACGATTTTCTCTGCTTTTGCAGTCTTTCTTTT